GTTTCCCAGTCACGATCATCAACACGTAAACATCTACTAAGTACCCTAAAAGTATTGAGCCTAAGTAAAACCATGTCTTAACAGCTAGGTTAAAAAACTTAGTACTAATTATATGCCTTATTCCTTTTTGTTTATAAACAACGTACATAGCAAATAGAGTATCTATTATAACTGCAAATGATATAAGCACAAATAACCCTTTTAAAGGAGATAAAAAAGTAAACATAGTTAACGCTAATAATATTAATTTTGACTTCATTCTATTTAATATTTAAAATCATAAATTGATTTACTGCGATTTAACCAACCTTTTAAAAATTTACGCATCTTATATCTATTTTCTGCTAATCTATTGTAAAAACTATCCCTTTTGACTTTTAAACAGTATTCTGTTATCTTATTCATTTCGCCTTTTGTGATTATACCTACTATTCCATCTGCTTTAACACCAGCACACTCTTGCATTATTTTTATCGCTCTATTTACTCCCATATTATAAGCCATATCAAAGTAATATAGTTTAGTATCATAAGGCATATATTGTGCACTACAAGCTAGGTAATACTTTACAAAGGCTATATAGCTTGCTTCTTCTCTAGTAGTGTCTTTAAAGTCTTTAAAATCACTAAACAAAGACTTGTTGTAATTCCATGCAATTCCCCATTTAGTCCAGCCACCACTATCGCCTGTAACTTTATGTAGTTTTTCTCCACCCTCCCAACGCATAACAATAGGAAAAAATTTATCTTTAAACAATTCAAACTCCCATTTGTAATTTGATGCTATGCTTTTGTAATACTCTAAATTCATTTATACGTTTGTTTAACCTCGCTTAGTTTAATATTTTCTAACTGTAATTTTTCTAAGATGCTATACACTAAGCGTCTTTCATTTTCTATATTATCATTGACCTCAATAGTAAAATACCAATCGTTAGCCTGTTTAAATAGGTGTATTTTATATGGTGCATCTGTATTATTTTTATACACTATCTGCTTTATATTATCTACTTTAAAAGGTGTGCAGTCGTTAAAATCTTGCACGTGTTTTTGTAAGTCTGACTGTGCATTTGCATATATGCAAATTATTAGGCATATGTAAGAAATTAGGTGTTTCATTTAATCTATTTTTTCAATTGAAAATTCTCCACTTCTATTAGTGTCTGCATTGTAAATTATACCAGAAAGCAGTCTGAAAATAATGTAATCTCCTGATAAAATAGATATTACAACATTTAAAGAAATAGGAGTGAATGTAATTCTATTTTGAGTTTGACCAAAATTAGAAGTATTACCAGGTGTTAATTCATTTTTCCCTATTAATAGCCTTGTAGATGTATAGTTGTTTATTCCATTAAAAGTGATTCTATATTTACCACTTTTAGAAAAAGTAAACTTTCCTGTTGTTACATCATGTGTTATAGTATTATTACTTGCCCAAAACTCGTTAAACTTTAATATAACCTCTCCTTCTGGATTAGTCATTGCATCTCCAATACGCCCACTTAAATAGCTTTTAGTATCTTTCAAGTCCTTTTTAACAACAGGCGTATAATCGCTTTTATCTTCAAACTTTAAATTTTGATTAAAAGGTGTTACGTTTTTCCAATATTCAGCTAATTCTAAACTCCTTTCACTTTCTACTGTTGGTACTAAGGTTATAGCTAAAGCAACGTCTATTACTCCAAACCCTCTGTAAATATTATAACTACCATAGTTAGATGCACTACGTCTAGCGGATTCTCTTACAACGTCCCAAGTTGCACCTGTGTCATCTTTTATCTTTTTGAGCTTTCCTGCTACAATTGCGGTTGCTGGGCTTTGTTGGTGTTCTGTACTTCCTGCCCAATCTGTTAAGCCTTGCCCTGTTAAGTCAGCACTTAGTGTAGGCTCGTTAAATTCCGTTCCAAAACCATAAGATGTACCTAAAGGGTCTGTACCAGTATTATCGGTTTCGCTTCTACTTGTTACACTTATGTAGTTTGGTGGAAACTTGTCTATTGCGTCGGTTAGGTCTATTCTAGTAAGGTTGTTACTTCCAATAGGTATAACGCTATAAGAATTTTTTATAACATTGTTTTTTAAAAAAGACATTCCGCTACCTGCTGAAAATAATAAATCAACATTATTGTTAGCTATATTATTTTGATACGTTTCACTACTAAAATCACTTATATTACTAGAATTAGCATCAAACATAGTTCCTGAAAATCCTGTATTAACCTCATTAAAAGTTAGTACCATTGCGTCAGAGTGTACTACTAAAGTTTCTAGGTTTACAACGTTTGCTCTTGTGTTGTTTAAAAAAGGCGTTATTCTTGGAATTTTATTAGTCGTTACATTTGCATAACTAATTCTAGCATTTATTATAGCTAAGTTTTTAGTGTTTTCTAAATATCCTGAAAAATCTAATACTCCTAAATTGTTTTTTGTTTCACTTTCTATTAAACCAATTTTACAATTTGATAATTCATTACTATTAACAAAAATATCACTATGTAAAATTCTTAAATCACTTCCAAAATCATAATCAAAAGTTATTAATCCATTGTTATAATTTTCACTTGATAATTCAGTTTTTAGGTAAGCTGTTTTATATCCAAATGATTTGCTGTTGCTTTCTAAAAAGTTTGAAACATAGAAGTTTTCTATAAAATAAGAATAACTTTCAACTACTTTTTCAGATAAAATAAAAACAGGTTCTGCGTCTTGTGGTCTTACACTACCTAAAAAATCGCCATTATACCCATAAAAAGAATCAACAAAAACTGGATTAGGTGGTTCTTCATCTTCTAATGTTGCAAAATCTGCTAGTAATTCCCTTTTTACTATAATATATGTTTTAGATGAATAAGACTCTGTGTAAAAAGAAAATCCAACATTTGAATCATCCTCTAAATAATAAGCGTTTACATTCATCTGTAAATCATAACCTAATACATTATCTCTTTTTATTGTAGAATAATAACCAGCCTCTAAAGGTATGTTTTCATATCTGTCAACTTCGACAACCTCTTTACTCCATTTCGTATCTGCATAAGCCTTAATGACTTTGTTTTGTACTGCGTTTGTAGACGTGTCTGACATTGCGGTGTCAATACCAATTCCACTAGGAACACCTAAAGTATCTCTAGTATATATTACTGGCAATAATGCGCTTTGTAATAAATTTACATTAGCATAAACAACGCCATCTAAACTGTAATCTGAAAATAAAGAAGGGTAATCAGTTAACTCAATGTTAGAATCATATGTGTTTACAATTTTAATCTTATTACCAACAACAATTGGTGTAAAGTTTTTAAAATACTCCACACCATTAAAAGTGAATCTTTGATTATCTATATTGTTTATTACTATCATTTATCCTATTCTTGAAATTCTGAAATTCTTTAATTTTGGTTGTGTGCAATTGTTAAATAGAGGCTCTTTAGTTCTTATTAAAAACTTCTCAACGTTTAACCATAAGTTATAAGCGTATCTACAATTTAATTCAAACATTGTTTTTTTCATCGTTGTACTTACTTGCTTACTAACATCGTTGTTAAGTTTTTCCCTTAACCCAAATGCAGTACTAATCTCATCCCCGTAAAAACTATAATAAGCGTACCAATAATGACTTATAACTGCTTTTAAACCTACATTTGTATAAGTTATACTATTAAACTCGTAAGTATTACCATCTAATAAATCAGAGTAGTTAGAAACGTTACTCATAACATCATAATATAAACGCTCGCCTAATAATGGTAATATTTCAACCATTTGCGCCTGTAATACCAATTCGTTAAACTTAGCAGTATTAATTGAATCGCTAACTTGTTTATACGTCTGTACTTCCTGCTTCGTTACTAATGGAATCATCGTTTAATTTTTTAAATTTAATATAACCACCTTGCCAATTTTCTTGATTTTGCACAATATCGTTAACAATACGCTCAACTATTTTTCTGTCTTTGTCGCAATTTCTCCAAAACATATCTTGAGCAGTCTTAATACTTTCTCCACTACTGCCTAATAAAGCACTATCAGGCGACTTAACTAATGATACAGGTAAATTATTACAAGCCATTAATATATTAGTAGATACACGATTTTCCGTATATTCAAACATCTTGTCATCTAAAGTACTGTCAATCGTTACAACCTTGAAAATGTCATCAATCTTACCTTCAAAATCAGGTAATTGTATCATCATTGCACCGCCAGCATTTTCAGCACCGATAAAATTTTCTATTGTTTCTTTTACCTCATCCGCTTCACTTTGTTTAGCAAAATATTCAGGATTTGGTATTTGTTGACCATCTGAGTAGATAGTTTCAGGTAAATCATTCGATACTAAAGGCGGTGTAACTACTAACTGCTTACCAAAGAATCCCTTTCTTAGTAATTGGTTTCTGTAAACACCTGCTTGTGCTTCACTATCACAGTCGTTTAAAACAGCATCAAATCTAGATAATGGGTAAATATTGTTTCTATCTAAGTTTATAAATAAAACTTGACCTTTATACTTCTCAATTTTACCAGCCTTTTCAATTTGCGCCTTTACAACGTCTTTATTTGAATTATAAACATCATAAATCTTTACATCTTCTTTTGAATCGTTCCAATCTAACTTGTATAGTATCTTACCATTATACTCTTTAGCATCCTTTTTACCTACTCTACAACGCTCAAAAGGTAATACTATAGGATTGACTGGCTCAAAATTTAAGTTATAACCAAAATGTATAAAAACCCCTCTTTGTCTTACAATATCTTCAGCAATATCACTGCTAAAGTCTATTAATTTTTGTTCTTTATTTACCTTGTAATTGTCGGCAATACCTAAGCCACTACCTAAAATGTATTGAAGCATCAAATCGCTTGCCATTTTAGCAGTAATAGAGTTGTTTATTAGCCTATCTACACGTTCCGGATAATCATTATCTTCTCCATTCGTATAAATCTCTAACTTACCACTCCATTTAACAACCTTTTTAATAATATTAAGGATGTCAACTTTCATTATTTACGTTTTTTACGTGTTTTACGTGTTTTTTTAGGCTTTACTTCTTTAGATTCTAAAACCTCAATTTGTTTTACATCCTCTTTTGGATAAGTGTCAAATAAATAATCTAAAGAAAACTCCTCTCCTTTATTTTCAAAAACTTTCTTATAACGATTTATAAGTGTTTCTGCATATTCATCTGTAATATTTTTATTTGTAACAAATGTAGCACTACCAAATTCTAATTGTAAACCCTCTCTTTTTTTGTGTAATCTGTATTTTGATTCGTTCTCCATTGTATCGTATTTTTTAATAAATTTGTCGTGGTATGATTTTAAACACCTTTCACAAGATGGATTAACAACCTCGACGTTAAACTCTTTTTTGTAGTCTATTAAGAATTGTTTTAAATAAGGCGCACCATTAGGATTAGTTCCGCTTATGATTGCGCCTATATTTAATTTATGCCATTGCATTTTTAAGCTTGTGCAAACTTAGCAACGAATGAAGCCAATGTAGTAGAATAGTCTGTTTCTACTAAAGTTTTTGGTAATCCTGTTTCATCCTCTCCTTCTGCACTTGACAAAGCAAACGATATTACTCCGTTATTTTCATTAGAGCCATAAGTCATAGTTTCTAATTCTAAACCGCTCTCTAATCCAAAAATCTCAAATGCATCAGCGTTGTCAGTACCTTTGTATTTTCTATTTACTACAACAACGTATTTGCCACCGCTTGCAAGCTTCTCTGACTGCTCTTTGTTAGCTGAATTAGGTGTAAGTACAACGCCATTAAAAGTGTGCTTAAATGTATCAAAAGAAAACTCTTGTTTAACCAACTCCCAAGCTGTTGTATTAACTTGCTTCACACCTTGTAATAAGTACCCTGTTGAGCCACTTGTTAATTGTAAATTAGTTACAATAGTTTTGTTTGAAGCATCGTAAGTTACTGCTGAATAGTCTATATCGTCTCTATTTATTAAGATAACATCACTCTCTAAACCACCTTTAGCCTTGTCATCACAAGATAGTGCAAAGTCCGCATCTAATAATCCGCATATTACTGCCATATTTTTATATTTTTAAAGTTAAAAAAAAGGGGTTAAATTAATAACCCCATATTAATTTAGTAAGCTTTTACAGTTAAGTAAGACTCCATGTGTTTAGCATCTATTGAGTAGATACCATCCATGTAATTAGTCTTTGTAACTCTATCGTAAAAAGCATCTATCTCTCCAAAGTCTCCACTCGCTAAAGTACCAACCTTTAAATTGTCTTTAGTTGAAAGTATCGCTCTATTAGGTAAGTTTAAAGTCGTTCCGTTATCCTCATAAGCTTCAATTACTCTATCCCATAAGTTAACCTCTAATACTTCAATACCTTTAAAGAAAGCAGTCATTTGACCATTTTCTGTAATTGTAGTATTACCAGCTCCAGAATTTTGTATATTTTCTAAGTCATCGATATAAGCATCGAAAATACTAGACGTTACATAAAACTTTGCCTGTCCTGACTTAATCAATCTTTTGTCAGCTTTCTTATACATAGCTCTTAAAGTTGCTAAAGCGTCTCCACTCGCTAACTCTTGAGCCACATAAGAAGCACCTGAATTTTTAGTAATTTCAACGTAAGGTACATTTGTATCCGCTGTGATTTGCTTAAATAATCCGTTAAAAGTATCAAAGTAACCCGCATCAGTTCCGTTAGTTAATACTCCACCATTTACTACCGTATTAGCAGACGTGTCGTTAAACCAAACTTTACGTAAAATCTCCTCAGGTAATACCTCGATAACTTTTGCTACTAAGTACTGACCAACACTAGATTGTGACCCCTCGATAATATTGTAAAAATCAGGATTCATTTTAGCCATTTGATTAATAAGCTTGTCTTGTGCATTTACATCAGTAGAGCATTGCTTTAATCTAAAGTCCTCTCTAATTGGTGTCCATGTTTTTTCAGTTAGTGTAATACCACCAATCTCATTAGGAGTACAACCTGTTACAGCCTTACCAATTAATCCCATTCTACCAGCAAATACTATCTGCTCGTTGTACTTAATACCCTCAACTACGTCATGTAGTTCATTAAGTTGTCTGTCATTCCAAGATAATTCATTGATTACCTGTGATAAGTCCTTTAATTCTTCTTGATTAAAGCTAAAAGACCCGTTGTTTATTAAACTTGCCATATCTTATTTTTTGTTTTTAATTTTGTTTACCATTCCTTTATAACCACTTTCAGTTTCAGCTTCTTTTTTAGCTTCAACTTTCTCAACATCTTCAAATTTAGAAGTGATTTTGCTTTTTAATTCTTTAGTATCTGCTTGCATTTTAGCGATAATACTTTCTTTTTCTTCGATAACTAATTCTTTAGCTTCGATGTTAGCTTGAAAGTCTGCTAATTGTTGCTCTAGTTGTGCGATACGTTCTGCGCTTGCGTCAGCTTCTTCTGTTTCAGCTTCGATAACCTCTGTTAATAGACCTGCTACAAATACAAAAGTTTGTCCATCAGGCATAATAAAAGAGCCTTCTGCATCAGCACCGTCTACCAATGCCATTGATACGCCAATTTCAGGTTGTTCGCCCTCTGCAACATCTACAAAGTCAATCTCTACACCGTTTGCATCCTGCAATACGATATTTTTTACATCAGTTTTTTTACCAATGTTTAGGATTTGCTCGAATTTTTTTTCAATCCAGCTTTTATCCTCGTTACTCAAATTATTCATTTTATCTGTGTTAAAATTAAAAGTTGCTTTTGCTAAGACTGGTATATTAGTAGCCTTAGTTGTAGTGAAGTTTAAATCTTGTGCTAAGTTTGGACTTAACCAAGTTTCGTAATCTAATAATGGTCTAATTGCTTCTTCTCCTAAACCAGTAGCATCTTTATAAAAGTCAATAATTTTCTTATCGTACTTTTTAAGCATCGTATTATATTCGTCAATCTCTTTAGATGTTCCGTTAATTCCACCCCAGATCGTGACTGGGAAAC